TTTTTTTTAGCTTCATACTCCACCTCCATATTAATTCCATTTTTCACAAACTTTATGATTGCGCCCTCTTTGTTTTTGATGCGATATGACTTTACATCAAACTCTTTTATCATCTTCTCTACAAACTTGTTTAAGTCCATCATGGTCTCTCCTTTTAAATTAAAATATTTCCATCAAACAGCAAATTCTTCCCTGTATCTTTCTTCAGAGTATTTTATTTCTTGCTCAATCTTATCTTGTATATTCTCAGATATGTTTAATTTGTTTTTTAACTTGTAAAAGTCTCCAATAGTATTAATGTTTTTACTTTTTAATGATTTTACTATTCCAAATTCATACCACAATATAATTTCAATAGGAAAACTATCATTAACTACACCATTGGTTTTTTTTAAAAGTTCCCATCTTTTAGCTATATTTTTTCTTTTTATAATTCTATCTATTGTATGCTTTACAGTATACCTAGTAATTTTAAATTGCTCAGCTAAGTCCTTACAAGTTACTCCATCCATATACATTTGTAACATTTTTTCATTTCTAGCTGCAGTATATTCTTTTCCACGTCTTTGTCTAATTCTTCTTTCTTTTTGAATATTAGATTCAAGTCTATCAATTTTAAATGTAAGTTTTTTTGTTTGCTCTCTATAATTTTCTAATAACTCTTTTCGCTCAGACTTATAACTTTCTAGCAAATTAAGTAATTTATCATACTCATTATCAGGCATTGTTTTTAATTCATTCATGGTCTCTCCTTATAAGTTAAACTCTTTTCATCAAACCACAAACCAAATGTTCCTTCAAATGTATGGTTACGTTGTTTCTGTACACTAAAGTAAGCACTAGGTTCGTTCTCTCTATCAGGTGGACAATTACCTGAAAACTTTAAATCCTCTATTTCACGATTGCGCCAACACAATAAAACATTGTCAGCAAGGTTTCTAATATGACTACTACCTAAAATGTTTGTAGCATCTGGCTTTTGATACTCATCTGACATCTTACGAGTATGGCATATTAAAAATACATGGATATTTAAATCACGACAAAAGGTTGCTAGTTTGTCTACAAATCTTTTTTGTCCATTGTAATCGTCTTCAGAAATGTTACCTATTTTCATTAAGGAGTCAATACAAAAGACGTTAATATCTAATATCTCTCGACCATAAAGTAATGTAGCAAACATATCATCTTCCGTAGTAACACCTTGTTGGTCGTATATGTATAGCTTTTCGTTATAGTCTTTACAGAATTGCCTTATGTAATCTTGTGTAGGTTGATTGCTGCCTAGTCGTTGGGTAATCATTCTATCCAATGTTAATACCGGCTTCATCTCCATAGACGCTATTAAGACTTTAGTGTAGTGCATCAAGTAAAGAAATATTTGTGATAGCATCATCGACTTACCATGACCAGATACACCTTGCAATATTGTAAGCTCACCCATTCTGATTGCAAAATGTCCATCGGTCTTTGCCCAGGGTAAACTATAACCTGCACCTTTTTCTGATGCGTAATATTTTTGCAGTTGGTCGTAATAACCTTGTGCTGATTTAATCTTAAAGTCTTCAGGAATAATCTTACCTGTAGCTTCATCGACTTGTTCTTTGGTTACAATTAATTGTTCTAATACTTCACCAGCCGTCATCTCACTCATAACACTCTCCCTTTCATTACAGGTTTAACAACTCCATCTTCCCACCTACGTTGGTTAATAATAACTTCAGGTGATGGATTAAATCCTTCTTTCCATTCCTTAGTCATATTCATTTGTTTTAACCATGTCAGTATATTATCAGCTTCAGTATCTAGGTTATGACTTTTCCATTTTTCTATACAACCTTTTCTATTGACTCTACGTTTAGGTAATAATGTATTCCAGAACTCATCAAAACGAATATATGTTCTACTCTTCTCTTCTCTACTCTTCTCTAGGGGAACATTTTGTTCACAAGATGTTATCAAGTTGTTATCATCTTGTAACCAATGTGATAACATGCTGATTTGGTTATTAATGAAATCCTCTGACTTCCTTAATCTAAAGGCTATCTTGTGGACTTCAGGTAGTTCACCATTGTTTTCAGATGCTAACAAAAGTAGTTCAATTAATGTAGCTTTATTGTCTGATGACAAATTATGCCATTCATAATCTTCTAATATCTGTCTGTATACTTTTATCCAAATCACGTTTCTATCTTTCATAGGTGGTTGAAATTTATCCCAGTTTCTAACTCTCAAAATACACACTCCTCATATTCATCTAAATTAAAATTAATCTTCTTAACCATGTATTCTGGCTTGTTGCTAACAAACCATTTTGCATCTGCATAAGTTGTAAATTTACGCAATGCAAATCCCTCTTTGTCTACTACAAAATGGCTAAACCTTTTTACTGTTGAAATAATGTTCAATTTGTATCTCTCTGTAATAGGGTAATGGTTTATCTGGACTTAAACTATACAAACTAATTGCTTGTCTAGTTACACCCAATGCTTGCGCCATTTCCCGTCTGTTCTTAAATAATTTTATTGCTTCGTTAAATGTCATAATTGACCTCCTTATGCGACACTATAATTTATTAAAATATTTGTGTCAAGGGGGTTGACTTTATATTTTTTGTATATAAAATGGGTATTGTGTTAATTAATTAGGGAGATATAAATGGCACATACATACGATAGTTGGTTACAAGATTACGATGGTTATATAGAATCATTACCTCGTGCAGACTATGATATTAAGTACGACCAGGATGAAGATGTTTATATGGTCTTTGAAAACAAAATGTATCTTGAATCATTTAGTACCGAATCAGATGCAGAAACATACATTAATTATTTATTGGGAGTATAACTATGAGAGAGTTTAATCACTGGTCAGAACAAGGTCAAGAAGAAGCAATAAGAAGAATGCAATATACTATGAAGTTAATGGGTGATGCTTATGGTCTTGGTTTAACAAATGAAGAAATTAAGCAACGTAAAAGAAAAGATAGAATGGATAAAGTAATATTTGCTTTATTAATTATTGGTGTAGGAGTTGTAACATGGATGATTTAGCATACAAAAATACACCATATGTTCATTTGAGCGACATCCAGGCAGATAACGATGCAGCTCTAGCTAAAATACAACAAGAGGAGCAACAACAAATGGAAACTAAAAAAGCACCAAAGTTAAGAACAGTAAATATTAAAGGCAAGGAATATGTAGAAGTTAATGAGCGTATTAAAGCATTTAGAGACATGTATCCAACAGGTTCTATAATGACAGATATTGTATCTAACCAGGATGGTGTATGTGTTATCAAAGCAGTAATTGTAGTTGATAACCAGATTGTTGCTACTGGTCATGCTTATGAAAAAGAAGGCTCTACATTCATTAATAAAACATCTTATGTAGAAAACTGTGAGACATCAGCAATTGGTCGTGCATTAGGTTGTTTTGGTATTGGTATAGATACATCAGTGGCTAGTGTAGAAGAAGTAGCCAATGCTATCAAACAACAAGGTGGAGACCCTTTCTAATGGAACAACGTACAGATGAGTGGTTTCAGGCACGCTTAGGTAAGGTTACTGCAAGTAAGGTAACCGATGTGCTTGCCAAAATAAAATCAGGAGAAGCAGCAATGCGCAGAAATTACAAGATGCAGCTTGCTACTGAACGATTAACCGGACAAAAAACAGATTCCTATTTTAACCAAGCTATGCAAGATGGTATAGATAGAGAAGATACGGCTCGTGAAATATACGAGATTGTTCGTGATGTTAAAGTAGAACAGGTTGGCTTTATAGACCATCCTACAATTAAAATGGCGGGTGCTAGTCCTGATGGACTGTTGCCTGATGGTGGCATATTAGAGATAAAATGCCCAGTCGAAACCACCCATACAACTAATTTGTTAGAACGTAAGTTGCCTAGTCGATATATTCCACAAGTACAATGGCAGTTGGCTTGTGCGGGAAAAGACTATAAATATGCTAACTTCGTTTCTTACAATCCAAACTTTGAGCCAAAACTACAACTCATGTACGTTGAAGTAGAACGTGATAACGAGTATATAGAAATGCTTGAAGAAGAAGTGTCTATCTTTTTATTAGAGGTAGACGAAGTTATTAACACTCTTAAAGAGTTAAACAAGGAGTAAATTATGGCAGAATATGATAACAAAAATACATTCGTGTTATTTAAGAATGATAAACAAGGTAACGATAAACGACCTGATTATACAGGAACTTTAGTGTTAGAAGATGGTACAGAAAAGCAGTTAGGCGCATGGATTAGAGAATCTAAAAAAGATGGTGCTAAGTTTATGAGCGGAACTGTATCTGAAAAGCGTGAAAGGCAGCAAGAACCAGCTCCAGCACTAGAGGGTGATGATGCGCCATGGTAATGTGATTAGGTTTATACCTAAAGAAAATAGACATATGTTGCCTGGTCATGCAGTGATATTAAATCATGCTAGACGACAAAGTCAGGTAGGATTGTTAAAGGTTGAAATACCTTTTAGGTGGATTAGAAATAATACTGTGATGTACCAAAGATTAATGGGGAACGTTTAATGTTCCCCGTTAAACATTACTTGTTCATTACGTATAAAGTAACT